GTGGATATCAAAAGGCACCAGATATTTGGTTTGATATGCCATCTAGTGGTATTGCAAGTGCTACTGGTATTACCACAATCAACCAGGCTGGTATTGTAACTGCGGCCTATCTCACCTATGCAGGTGCAGGATATACAGTAGCTCCTAATGTATACATCTCTGGTCCTCAAGGTATTGGAACAGATGTTGGCATTGGAACTTACATCTTCAATGAAATTATTGTTGGTTCTTCCTCCTCTACAACGGCGAGAGTCAAGGAGTGGGATGTATCCACCAACCTACTCGAAGTGTCTATTGTTACCGGTGACTTTACCCCTGGAGAAATCATTGTGGGTCAAGAATCTGGAGCTAGATATCTACTCAGTGACGAAGAAGAATATGATTTGGTAACACCATTTGCTGAGAATGATACTATTGAATTAAAAGCTAAAGATATTATTGATTTTAGTCAACAGAATCCATTTGGTATGCCTTAACTAAATAAGGGTATAGGGATGTAAAGTACAATGTTTGAATACTTTTACAATGAGGTTTTCCGATCCGTAATTATTGCGTTCGGTTCTCTATTCAATGACATCGAAGTTCATCACAAGAATGATCAAGATGAAAACTGGAGTGTGATCAAAGTGCCTTTGGCATATGGTCCCACTCAGAAGTTTCTTGCGCGTATGGAACAAGAAGCTGATCTGAATAGGCCAACTCAACTGACTCTTCCTCGTATGTCATTTGAGTTCACCAATCTGTCATATGACCCAGAAAGGAAGACGACAAAGACTCAATCATTCATCACTGCAACACCCGATGGACAAGAGACAAAGAGAGTATATTCTCCTGTCCCATATAATATGACTATTGTCCTTTCAGTTTATGGAAAACTGAATGATGACATGTTACAAATTACTGAACAAATTCTCCCATACTTTGCACCATCCTATAATTTGGGTGTCAAATTCCTTGGTAATCTAAATGAGGTCAAGGATGTTCCAGTTGTTTTGGATGACATCTCAATGGAAGATGATTATGAGGGAAACTTTGAAACTAGAAGAGCTCTAGTCTATACCTTTACATTCACAGCTAAGACATACCTCTACGGTCCTATCACAGATATCTCTGGAGATATCATCAAGAAGGTCACTGTTGGTTATCTTGCACAATCAACAGATGGTCAGGTTCTCACAAGAGATATCACCTATCAGGTTACACCAAGAGCTACCAAAGATTATGATGGTAGTCTTGCCACTAATCTGGCACAAAATGTTACACTTGGAGACAAAATTATTACTGTCAACGATGTCAGTGGTCTCACAGAGAAAACATATGTGTATATCGATCAAGAAGAGATGTACATTGAGAAAATCAATTCAACTGATAAAACTCTCCGTGTAAGAAGAGGTCAAGACAACACCAAAGCACAAACACATGTTGGGGGTAGTGATGTTTATACCATTACTGAATCCGACAATAAACTCATTGAGTTTGGTGATGACTTTGGTTTCAATGGTAATATCTTCTGAGGTAACACATGAGTAAGTATGATAAACTAGATGAAACCTTCAATGTTGAACCGACTGAAGTTGAGATTGAAAAGATAGAGAAAGTAGAACAAAAGGTAGAAACTATAAAATCACAATCGGAGGACATCAAGAAGGATTACGAATATACAAGAGGTAATCTCTATTCGATTATTGAAAAGGGACAGGAAGCCATCGATGGTATTCTTGAATTGGCACAGGAGAGCGAGATGCCTCGTGCGTATGAAGTTGCAGGTCAGTTAATTAAGAATGTGGCAGATGCCACTGATAAACTCCTCACACTCCAACAAAAGTTAAAGGATGTCAATGAGGATAAAGAGACCAAGGGTCCAACTACTGTCAATAATGCTTTGTTTGTTGGTTCGACAGCAGAATTACAAAAATTATTGAAACAACAAAGTCAAGATAAATAGTTAAAAATAATATAAGAAATGGCTGTGACTCCTACTGTCAATATTGTAATTGCACAAGGTGCCGATTTCAGTGAAATCTTCACTTCTACTGAAACGGATGGGAGTGCATCTAATTTGACTGGATACACTGGTCAATCTAAAATTAAAAAGTATCCTGCATCACCAACTTCTGAGAGTTTTTCAGTCAGTATTACTGCATCAACAGGTGAAGTTTCTATTGCAATGACTGCTGGTAAGACTCTTAGACTTTCACCTGGTAGATACTTTTATGATGTCTATTTGACCTCTGCATCTGGAAAAATCTCTAGAATGGTAGAAGGTCAAGCTGAGGTAACCGCTGGTATTACAACCTAAAATGGCAGTAGTAAAACGTCTTAACACACCAAGAGCGTCAGTAAAAGTGGCAACTCCCGACAAACCAAGTGTTGTGTCTACAAGACAACCTTCTCGTCTTGAGGAGATGGGTGATACTGCATTTGGAACATTGGATGAGAGTAAGGATGGATTGATTGTTTCTTTTGATCGAGAGACTAAGAATTTTGTATTGGTCACTCCAGATACACTTCTGGATAGATCTGTTGAAGACAGTGATCTTAGTGATACATTCATCCAACAGATTGAACAAGAGATTAGTCTGGGTGATGTTGCTATTAGTAATATCGATGGTGGAGGATTTATCTAATGGCTACTCGTATAGTATCACTTGAAAACATCAACTCTCTAGGAAATAAAACTGTCCTTCAATACAATGCATCAGAGGACAAATTCAAACTTGTAAGTGCTGATGATATTCTTGATACAGCAGCAGAAGATGGTGACATCTCTGATCCATTCGTTGAGCAGGTATCAGAACAAATTTCGGTAGATAATCTTCAACTTTTTGATTTAGACGGTGGGTCTTTTTAAAATAACTACTTAACTAAATATATGTAACGGATATATCGAATTTTAGAAAATGGCTGCACCCGTAATTCAGTTTAAGAGAGGTGTTGTTGCTAATCTCCCTGGTCTCAGGGCTGGTGAACCCGGTTTTACAACCGACTCTTACGACCTCTATGTGGGTATCGACTCCACAACAAATAATAATCAATTCGTTGGTTCACAAAGATTCTGGGAAGTTGGTACTGCTTCTGCAGGTTCTGGAGTTAAACTAGTAGAAGGTACTGATAACGGTACTAGTGCAATCACCCTCAAGTCCCCAGCTTCTTTGAGTGGTGATGTTACCTTCGTGATGCCCGGAACAGATGGTTCCAGTGGAAATATCTTGAAGACCGATGGTTCTGGTAACCTGTCGTTCGGTGCACCTGCTTCATCTAGTATTACTCTTGCTGCCGATAGTGGATCTAACGATACTTATAATACGGGTGAGACTCTGACCTTCACTGGTGGAGAGGGTATTGATACTACGGTATCCGACAACACTATCACGATTGCAGCAGAAGACGCAACTGAAACAAATAAGGGTATTGCATCTTTCGATGGTACAGACTTTACTGTAACCTCTGGTGATGTTACTGTAAACGCAGAAAGAATTCAAGATATCGCTGGTGCGATGTTCGGTAGTAACACCGAAACACTCATCACCGCAACCTATCAGGACGGTGACGGTACGATTGACCTGGTTGTTGATAACGACCTGGCCAATTATGACAACTCCACCTCTGCATTCATCACTGCAGCTTCAACACATACTCTCACAAACAAGACATTTGACGCTGACGGTACAGGTAACTCGATTAGTAACCTGGCTGTAGCTGACTTCGCAGCAGCCGCTATCGTTATCGAATCTGAGGGTATCGGTTCTAATGATAATGACACAACCATACCGACATCTGCCGCAGTTAAAGATTATGTTGACACAAACGTAACTGCACAAGATCTGGATATAGCTGGTGATTCTGGAACTGGTGCTGTTGATCTCGATTCCCAGTCACTGACTATCGCTGGCACATCAAACGAAGTTGAGACTTCTGCATCTGGTCAGACTATCACGATTGGTCTTCCCTCAGCAATCGCAGTTACAACATCCATTGATGTTCCTACGGTTGAGGCGACCAATCTTAAGGCAAGAGATGGCACAACGGCTATTACAATTTCAGACAGTACTGGTGCTGTTGCTTGTAACCAAAACCTGACCATTGGTGGTAACCTGATTGTTAATGGTTCTACCACACAGGTTAATACATCTCAAACAACCATTGAAGACCAACTCCTGGAACTGGGAATGGTTGATGGTTCGGCTCCTTCTTCAGACCTGAATAAGGACATCGGTGTTATCTTCAACTACTACACCTCCTCGGCTAAGAAGGCGGCTGTCTTCTGGGATGACTCGACTTCCAGAATCGTAGTTGCAGCTGAAGTTTCTGAGAGTACTGGTGTTCTGACTAACTCTTCCGCAGGTGCTCTTGAAGTTGGTTCTCTGTATGTTAATGACTGTGCTGGTAATACACAGGTCATCAACTGTTCTGGTACGACTAGAGCCCTTGAGAACATCAGCATCGACGGTGGTTCGTTCTGATTCTAATTACATATCTCTAAATAGAGGGTCTTATGACCCTCTTTTTTTATGACTGAAAATGATCTGAAATACTTGATTGCATCTTATCAAACTAAGTCTGCAGAACTCTTCACTCAAAGTGTTGCAACTGACGCAAAGATCAGACAACTGACTGATACGATTGAACAGTTGGCCGAACGAATTAATATACAACAAGAAGAAATTGAAAAGTTGAGTAAAACTAAGACTACTAGAAAAACATCATCTACCAAAGATGCTGGGTCTTTTTGATAAATAATACAACACTTATATAAGTGTTTAACATAGGTATATACCGTAAATCATGGCAGCCCCTAAGGTAAAGTTTAAGAGGTCTTCTGTCGCTCATAAGGCACCAGGACTTGCAAATCTAGAGCTAGGCGAATTAGCTCTTAATACTTACGACGGAAAACTTTTTACTAGAAAAGATACTGGTGGTGTAGGAATCGCAACCACAGTAACTGTTCTAAACCCGTGGGATGAGAATTACGGTGGTGAGTCAATTACCTATTCGGGTATTCAAACTAGTGGTGGTGGATCATCTAGAGTTGGTGTTGTCACTATCACCACATCTGGTGATGCTAATTTTGCTGGTGTTGTTACCGCTTCTAGTTTCGTTGGTGATATTACTGGTGATGTTACTGGTGATGTAACTGGAAATTCTGATACTGCTACCACATCAACTGTTGCCAATACAGTCCTAACACGGAAGAATGAAACCAGCGGCACTTACTTCTTCACGTTTGTTGATGATAACAATACTGTTGCTTCTGCAAACGAACTTTATACTGACACCACACTCAACTTAAACCCATTCAACAATATCGTCTCAGGTGGCGGTATGGATATGGTCGCCTACTTTATCAACAGTGTTGAGATTACATCAACAGCAACCGAACTAAACATACTTGACGGCGCTACACTCTCAACATCTGAACTAAACATCCTCGACGGTGTAACTGCTTCAACCTCAGAACTGAACATCCTGGATGGTGTTACGGCCACTACAACTGAACTGAACTACACTGATGGTGTTACCTCTAATATCCAGACACAACTCGACGCTAAAGGAACACTCACCAATCAGAACAATCTGATTTCTTTAACTGGTGTAAGTGCTGGTTCTACAAATTTTGGAACCTTTACTGGAACTACGATTAGTGATAATAAGGACCTTAAAGTTATTATTCAAGAACTAGAAACCGCAGTTGATAATGTTGTTGGTGGTAATAGTGGTGCGGCTAGTGTTCTTGTTCAGTCAGACTCTACAGACTCTAGTTTCTTCCCTACCTTTGTTGCTGACAATAACGGAAGTGCTACACAAGAAGCACTCAAGACAGATGCAGGAATTTCCTACAATCCCTCATCAAATGCTCTTACTATTTCTGGAGCAGTTACATCGGGTAGTCTGACCGTTTCTGGAGATATTACAGCCAATGGAAACATTGTTGGTGATAACTCAACTAATATCAGTGGTATCAGTTCAGTAACAGCTACAACTTTCGTAGGTGATTTAGAAGGTACTGCTGATCTTGCTGATAAGGTTAGTGTCACTAATATCTCAACCACTAACACTGATTTTACACTCACCATGACGGATGGTTCTAACACCACCACTGGTAGAGCTTTTGGAATTGACACTGGACTTACCTATAACCCTAGTACTAATGTACTGACTGCGGGAAGTATTACTGGTAATGTCACCGGTAACGCAAGTTCTGCTGACCAAGTTAAGACTCAGAGAATCAATACCTCTGGTGTCCACTACCTTACTTTCGTGGATGGTGATAACAGTGGTAGTGCTGCTAATGAATCTCTGAATACTTCTTTACTTGCATCAATTAATCCCTCTAATGGAAGTCTTGTTGCAAACCAACTGACTGCAACTAGCAACTTCTACCTTGGTTTTACTGAAGTTACTGCTACAGCAACTGAGTTGAACATCCTGGATGGTGTCACAGCAACCACCGCTGAACTCAACATCCTTGACGGTGTTACATCAACCACCGCTGAACTGAACATTCTCGATGGAGTCACCTCTACAGCAGCAGAACTCAACCTTGTTGATGGTTCAACAGATAATGGTGAAGTTGTTGCTTCTAAAGCTGTAATTGCTTCTCCTGAAAGAAACCTCAATAACCTTGGGATTGTTACTGCCACGACCTTCTCAGGTAACATTACAGGTGCTGTCACAGGTAATGCCACTGGACTGAGTGGTGGTCCTAGTATTACTGTTTCGGACATCATTGCAACTGGAAATGTATCTATCGCTGGAACACTGACGTATGAAGATGTTACCAGTGTCGATGCTGTTGGTATTGTCACAGCAAGAACCGGTGTCAGAGTTACCACTGGTGGTATTGTGGTATCCAATGGTGGTATCAATGTAAGTGGTGTTACAACCTCAACAACATTTGACGGTAACGTAACAGGTAACTTAACAGGCAATGTAACAGGTAATGTCACTGGTAACCTTGATGGTATCGTAGGTAGTAACACACCTGCAGCTGTTACTGGTACTACTATTACAGCCAATACTGGTTTTGTGGGTGACCTAACAGGTGATGTCACTGGTAATGTCACTGGTACAGCAACTACGGCAACCAATCTTGCTAATGCAGCAAACATTACTACAGGAACCATTAGTAATGATAGACTACCTTCTACAATTACCAAGAATTTAACTGGTGATGTAACTGGTAACACAGATACAGCCACTCAACTTGAAACTGCAAGAACAATCGGTGGTGTATCATTTGATGGTACTGCTAACATCGATCTTCCTGGTGTAAACGCCACAGGTAACCAGAACACTTCTGGAACTGCTGCAGGACTGAGTGGTTCTCCAAGTATCACTGTTACAAACGTCTCTGCTAGTAATATTGTAGCCAGCTCTGGTGTCAATATTACTGGAGTTTCTACATTTAATGATAATGTACTCCTGTTAGATAATGATAAGTTAAAACTAGGAACTGATGGAGATTTGGAGATCTATCATGATGGATCCCATAGTTATATTGATGATTCTGGAACTGGTAATCTACATCTTAGATCTGGAACTTTAGCAATACAGAATCTTGCTGGTAGTAAGACATCTGCAGTATTTAATTCTGGTTCAGGACAAGAATTATATTTCAACAACGCTAAGAAACTTGAGACCACTAATCAGGGTGTGGTTGTAACCGGTATTCTTACCGCAACTTCATTCGAAGGTGATGGATCGAACCTTACTGGAGTAGGAGGACCTAGTTTTCCAACTGGTGATTATGGTGACTTAAATTCAAGTAGCACTGATGCATTTGGACAGAGTATTAATTTCACAATTTTTGATTGTTTAACCACTCCTAGTGGGAAATTGGACACGGAGGATTTGGGTGTTTTGACCTAAATTTAAAAACATAATATCAAAATATAAATATCTTACAGGAGACTAATCAAATGGCAACTCAAGTTCAGTTCAGAAGAGGAACAACAGCACAAAACAACAGCTTCACTGGAGCTGCTGGAGAAATTTCTATCAACACCACCAATGATTCTATCAGAGTTCATGATGGATCCACAGCAGGTGGTGGTGAACTCGCAAAAGCAGATCTATCTAATCATGCAAGTGTAGGCGTACTAACTGCAACAACTTTTAGTGGTAACCTAACAGGCAATGTAACTGGTAACCTAACCGGTAATGCAACTGGTGACTTGACTGGTGATGTTACTGGTGACTTGACTGGTGATGTTACTGGAAACGTAACTGGTACTGCAACCACAGCAACCAATCTTGCCGATGCTGCTAATATTACTACAGGAACTATAAGTAATGATAGACTTCCTGCTACAATCACAAAGAACTTAACTGGTGATGTAACTGGAAATTCTGATACTGCTACCACATCAACTAACGTAACTGTTGCCGACGAATCCAGTGATACAACTTGTTTCCCACTATTTGCCACGGCTGCAACAGGTAATCTTCCACCAAAATCTGGTACTAATCTTACTTTCAACTCTTCATCTGGACAACTGACTGCTACTAGTTTCTCTGGTGACGGATCAGCTCTTACAGGAATTGATGCAACAGCAATTAAAGACTCTAATGGAACTGTAAGAGCACAGGCAAATACGAGTGGAATTGTTGTAACAGGAATTGCAACTGCAACAACATTTGTTGGTGCTCTAACTGGTAATGTAACTGGCAACTCAGCAGGTACACATACTGGAGCGGTAGATTTAAATGGTGGTGTTCTTACACTAGACGCTGACGCTGATACCACTATAACCGCAGATACAGACGATCAAATAGATATTGCATTTGGTGGTAGTGATAGGATTACACTATCACCTGGTTTGATTGATTTAAAAAATAATGGTTCACAATCAGCACTTAGATTGTATTGTGAGGTTTCTAACGCACACTACGCTTCTTTACAAGCACCTGCACACTCTGATTTCTCTGGTAACATAACATTAACATTACCAGCGGCAACAGACACACTGGTTGGTAGAACTGCAACACAAACTCTTACAAATAAAACTCTTACATCTCCTACTATTACTGGAACAGGAGCTATCGCAGGAGCATTTACTGGTGATGTGACTGGTGATGTAACGGGCAATCTAACTGGTAATGTGACAGGTAATGTTTCAGGAACTGCCGGTGGGTTGAGTGGAACTCCAAGTATTACTGTTGCTAGTATCACAGCTACTGGTGATCTTTCTGTTGCTGGCACACTAACATATGAAGATGTAACTAGTGTTGATGCACTTGGTATTGGTACCTTCCGTACAGGTGTTAGGGTTACTAGTGGTGGTATTGTAGAAAGTGCTGGAGGTATTACTGGTACTCACGTTAATGTTTCTGGTATTGTAACCGCAAATTCATTCCGTGGTGACGGTTCTAATCTTACAGGTATCAGTGCATCTGGAGTTGGTGCTATTGGTGGTCTTACTGTTAAGAACTCCAGTGGAACTGTTGTTGGAACTGCAGGTAGTGTAGCTACTCTCGATTTTGTTGGATCTAGTGGAGTATCAGTTATCGCTTCTGATGGGGCAGCTGGGATAGCCACTATTGCCATTATTCCACAAGTTGTAAATGATACAACACCACAACTTGGTGGAGATTTAGATCTCAACTCAAGTGATATTACTGGAACTGGCAATCTCAACATCACTGGTAATATTGCTCTTAGTGGTACAGTTGATGGTCGTGATGTTGCAACTGATGGTACAAAACTCGATGGTATTGAAGCATCAGCAACCGCAGATCAGACTGCTGCTGAGATTAGAACTTTGGTTGGGAGTGCCTCAGACAGTAACGTATTCACAGATGCTGACCATACTAAACTCGACGGTATTGAAGCATCAGCAACCGCAGATCAGACTGCTGCAGAGATTAGAGCTTTAGTAGAATCTGCTACTGATTCTAATGTCTTCACTGATGCTGACCATACAAAACTAAATGGTATTGAAGCATCAGCAACCGCAGATCAGACTGCTGCAGAGATTAGAAGTTTGGTTGAGAGTGCCTCAGACAGTAACGTATTCACAGATGCTGATCATTCGAAACTAAATGGTATTGAATCTGGTGCCAATGTAACTGATGCTGCTAATGTGAACGCTGCTGGTGCTGTGATGAACAGTGATACTAGTACTGCTTCGATGAGTTTTGTTATCGATCAAGACAATTTTTCTAGTAACAGTTCCACTAAGGTTCCTACTCAACAGTCGGTCAAGGCATACATTGATACTTCTATTTCAAACAACCCAGGCCCCACAGGTCCAACAGGTCCTACAGGTCCAACGGGTCCTACAGGAAATAACGGATCAAACGGAGGAACAGGTCCAACTGGCCCCACAGGTCCAACAGGCCCTACAGGTCCAACGGGTCCTTCAGGAAGTAACGGATCAAACGGATCAACGGGTCCAACGGGTCCTACAGGCCCAACGGGTCCAACAGGTGGATTCAGTGGAACATTTGCAACTAATACTTGGTATAGTTCTTCAGACGGAAGGCAAAGATTATACTTTCAATCTCACTCTCATACTTACCTAAAATCTTCAAATAATATTTACTTTAGAACTGAAAATTCAGATAGTAATAATGCCTATGTTGATAGTGGTTCTTTCACGGGGGTAAACTTCAATTCAACTTCTGATGAAAGACTCAAAGATAATATTAAGACTATTGAAAATTCATTGGATAAAGTTCTTGAATTAAGAGGTGTCGAATATGATAGAAATGACATAAAAGGTAATCCACATCAAATTGGTGTAATTGCACAAGAAGTTGAAAAGATCTTACCTGAAGTCATTTCTGAGAATGAAGATGGTATTAAACATGTTTCTTATGGAAACTTAGTTGCGGTGATGATTGAGGCATTTAAAGAGCAACAAGAACAAATAAATACACTTAAAGATGAAATAAAATGTCTCAAGGATACTAAATCTTAATAAACAAATGATGAAATAAAATATTATGGAATTAAAAAATGTTGGGTGAATGGTGTTATTTCAAATCATACTTTCCAAAAGAATATTGTGATTCAATTATTGAAAAATCAAAGAACCTATCTTTCCAAAGAGCAAATCTTGGGGAAGATGGGTCAACTAAAATTGAAGATTATAGAAAAAGTGATGTAACTTGGTTGTATCCCCAAGATTTTCCAGAACTCTATGATCATATTTGGAAATTAGAAAGAGAAGCAAACAAAGAGTGGTTTGGTTTTCATATCGACAATCTTGAGTATATTCAACTTGCAAAATATGATGGGAATGTTCGAGGAGAATATAAGAAACACAAAGATGTTTTTTGGATAAACAATTCTGGAAGACATCGAAAACTTTCTGCGGTTATTCAATTGTCAGACCCTAATGACTATGAAGGTGGTGATTTAACATTCTTCGAGTGTAATCAGTATCCAAATAAGGAAGACATTAGGGAACAAGGAACTGTAACTTTCTTTCCTGCATTCATAGACCATCAAGCGAACCCTGTTTTGAAGGGAACTAGATATAGTGTTGCAATTTGGTTTGAAGGACCTAAGTGGAGATGAAGATATTCTATATTTGTATAAATACCTCATAGGATTCTCTTGTAATAATGTCTGTAGTATCAAACTTAGAAAAAGGTTTGATGAAACTAAGTGATGTCAATTACAACTCGATTGACAAACTTATGAGAAGACTTGCCAAGGACCATGACATCACCCCTAGGGAACTTCACGATAGGTTCAAGGCAAAACACAAAATGATTCCCGACGATTGGGCAAAGAAAAAGATGAAAATCAACGAAGAGGGACTTAGGGATTGGTTTGGTAAATCCAAATCAAAAGACGGTAAACCCGGTTGGGTTCAATCTGATGGTTCTCCATGTGCTAATGAACCTGGTGAAACCAAAACACCTAAGTGTTATTCTTCGGCCAAGAAAGCTAGTATGTCAAAGAAAGAACTTCGTTCTGCTGATGCTAGAAAGTCAAGGAAAGATCCCGGGCAACAACAGAAGTCTGGAGCAGCCAAACCCACTTATGTAAAAACCGACAGTCCTAGGAAAATGAAAAAAGAGGAAGTACAAGTAACAGAAGCAGCGGATAAAAAAGGTAAAGGTAGTGGTACAAAAGATGCCTGTTACCATAAGGTCAAGTCCCGTTATTCTGTCTGGCCTTCTGCTTATGCCTCTGGTGCATTGGTCAAGTGTCGTAAAGTTGGTGCAGCCAACTGGGGTAACTCCACTAAAAAAGAAGGAATGGAAGAGTTCTACAACCTTCCTGAACTTACTGAGGCACAGATCGGTGCTCTGAAGTATGCTGGTTATGACGTTGAAGTAATTGATGAGAAGTGTTGGGCCGGTTATGAGAAGAAAGGTATGAAGACCATGTTTGGAAAGAGATATCCAAACTGTGTCAAGAAAGAAGAGACTGAAGTTGAAAAAATGGATGAAGGAAAGTATTCTGCTCCTGGTGAAATGTATGTGAAAGGTTCTGCACCTGTCACTGCCACTTACGATGGTAAAACAGAAAAGTTTACTAAAGAAAAGTATATAAAAAAGTCTGCTAAACAAGTCAAGGAGAGTCACAAGAATCCTGAGAGTGTAAAAGGAATTGCTAAGGAACTCGATAAGGCTGTCGAGATGCATAAGAGTCAGGCAAAGAGACTCAGAAAATCTGGTGTATCTGAAGCCATGGTGGATGGTCCTCGTAAAGATGCAATGAGGAAGAAAGAGTTTAGTGCTAAAACTTCTCTTGATAGAGGTAATGCCTTCAATATCGGTAGTCGTCGTGATGTTTCTAACTCTGATCCAATGATCAAGAGTCGTGGTGGTAGATCTGATAAGAGAACTGGTGAAGGTGATAGAGGTATGGGTAATGCGGCTAAACGTCGTATGGGTGAAGAGTATGATACAACTGAGTGGAAAGATAATTATAAACCAACTGAGATTGAGACAACTGATCTGATCAAACCAGAACCCATCAAAGGTGGTCAACTTCACGAGGTAGAGAGAACCAAGATGCAGGCAGGTAATCTGTATCAGGTTATCTTTGGTTGGAGAGGTAAGATGATGATGGTGAAGTTATTCTTCCCCAATGCTGCTGTTCCTAACAGACAAAAGGTTGCATCTTCACTGGATAAAATGTATCCTGGAGCACAACTGAGATCTTATTCTCACTCTGTTGTTGATTATGATGATCCATATATCAACGTTGGTACTAACGAAGAGACTATTCATGAGGGGAAAGGAGAAGAGAAGTATTGTCGCCTCTGTGAAAAGAGAGAGACTCGTGACGAATGTTCATACGGACCTTCAATGTTCGATAAGTACAGTGTTGAAAACGTAAGTGATTTTGTAAAAGACACTGCATCTTCTGATTCAGATATGACTGAGGATATCAACAAAGAAGTTGAATCCAGAATGCAGTCTGATGAGAACAGAAAGAGAACTCAGATGAGAAATAAGCACAGAGCTTCTCGTCTCAAACAGAACAAGGTTCTTCACTCCGAACACTCCAACTGGAGACAGGCAATGCAAGAAGACATGGAGGGTATGTCTCAGAAGTCTGGTGACAAACGCCCTACCGACAAAGGTGCAGGTATGACTGCACAGGGAGTTGCTAAGTACAACAGACGCACTGGTGGTAACCTGAAAACAGCTGTTACTACTCCTCCCTCCAAACTAAAACCTGGTTCAAAGGCAGCTAAACGTCGTAAGAGTTTCTGTGCTCGTAGTCGTAGTTGGACAGGTGAAAGAGGTAAAGCTGCACGTCGTCGTTGGAATTGCTGAGTAATTTATGTCAAATGATGTATATCTGGGTAATCCCCTTCTCAAAAAGGCTAACACACCTATTGAGTTTACCCAAGAACAAATTGAAGAATATATTAAGTGTAAGAGTGATCCAGTTTACTTTGCTCAAAACTATGTGAAGATCGTGACTCTGGATCATGGTCTTCAACCTTTCAGAACTTATGACTTCCAAGAGAAGTTAATCAATAATTTTCATAACAACAGATTTAATAT